CTGACCACCCCTCTACGGCCACCGCAATGCCCGCAATGTGCCCTTTTCCGGTAACATTACCAGAGCCTAACTCTTTCAAATCAGGATCATTGGTCTCTAAATCTATTGCTATTTGTTTGGCACCTCGAAGATCTTTTAATTCTTCTGGCATAACCCATTCTGTCTCTGGTGTGAACAGAGGTATTTGCGTGCTTCTCACTTATAATCCCTTTCAATTATCATCTCGATAAAATGTATGGCCTTTAACAGATCCTGTTTTTTGCCTTTATCTTGATGCCTAATAATATATTTAATAGCACAACCCTCGGGATATAGCAACTTGTTCTCAACTACAAATTTACTAGGTTGAATCACATACTTTTGATAATGAGATCCTCCGTGCTGTTTATTCCAAACATCACCAAGTTTTACTTTGCTGTGTATCACACCTTTTTTTAATAACTCTTTGTATAGTTTTTTCATAATATATAAGCCTTATCAAAATCTTTTGGATCCAAGACGTGCAATTCGCGCTTCGCTCTCGTCGCTCCAGTATAAAATAATCTATGTAATTCATCTGGATCATAACTAAATGTTTCGAGTGCAGCATTGGTTATGTCTTGCATCAGTAAGACCTTGTCAGCTTCTCCTCCTTTCGCTCCGTGTATTGTTGACATTAGTATACGAGGATTTTTATTTAACGTTTCACCATTCGCCCTCATATTACGAATGTAGTTTTCTGTTATGGTATCTAATCCTTCAAAGGCTTCGAACCAAACATTATTGGTGATCAAACCGTGATGAGTTTGACAATCTTTTATAGAATATTTTTCCTCTGTTCTTAAAGTTTTACCTTTTCTAAATCCCTCTAATACATTTGACCCAAGATACTCATAAATGTTTTTTATTTCTAAATGATTTAACAATGCATTTTTACGCCAAGCTTCCCAGTTATTTAGTGCCAATAATAATTTTAAAGGTATAGAGTTACTACCTTTGTATTGATAATACCAACCACGCAATTCACACAACTCTTTTACAGAATCTAAAAAATGATTTGCAGAAGATAATACCAACCAATTACCCTCTGACATATCTACTTGTGTAATGTCAGAATATCTACGCAATATTCCTTCATCAGTCCTAGGTTTATATTCTTTATTAAATCTGTTTTGTACTTGACCTATTATCTTTTGTGAGAGTTCGTGTATGGGTCCACCAGGTATACGATAAGATTGATTTAATGTTTGTATATCGTCTACTTCTTCTTTGAGTGCAATGAAATGATCTACATCTGCGCCTGCCCATTTAAATATCGCTTGGTCGTCATCACCTGCTATGTAAGTTTTGTCTGCGTTATCCCAAATCTTTCTAACCATTTCCCACTGCAACAAGGATAAATCTTGTGCTTCATCTATGAATAAAACTTTGAATTTATTGTGTTTTTCCTTTGCAATAAAATCTTCTAACAAGTCATTAAAATCTTTTAAACCTTTTTCTTGTTTAAATCTTTTAAGTTCTTCTGCTAATAAAAATAATGTATTTCTTTCTATATCTAGTATGTTTTGTCTAGAGTCATAGTATTCTAATAAGTCTAATCTTTTAACAGCTGCAGTATTTATTATTGTAAGATATTCATTATCAGAATTAAATGTGCCATCACTATCAGAAAATTTTGCAACCTTAATAGGTATGCCACACTTTTCACCAAACTCTTTATAATCTTCTCGACCCATCATTTTTTCTTTTGTCATTCCAAGTTGTGCAAATGCATAAGAATGTAAAGTTCTAAAATTACTTAAATCATTTTCTAAATCTAAACTAAACTTATCCGCGGCTCTCGTTGCTGCTTCCTTCGCAGCTTTTTTTGTGAATGAAAAATATCCAATCTGTTTTGGTCTGATACCTTGCTGTATAAATTCATCAACAAGATTTAACAGTGTTGTTGTTTTACCTGTGCCTGGTGGACCAAGTATTATAGTTTTCATTAGAAGTTTTCCTCTTGATAAGGTATCTTAGAAACAGATGCCTCTGTCTGTTTCATTGTTTTAATTTTAATTAATCGCGGTTGTTGTTTTTTAATTCTAACTCTTTCTTCGTTTACAAATACATCTAGTTGTTTTATTAAATTACCAGTTTGATTTTTATCTTTCTCCCAATGATTTCTTTTACAAAAATTATAAAAGTCCTCCATTCTAAAATATGTAAATTCTCTTTTCTCATCTGTAAATGGTAATTTATTTAATATATCATCCCAAGTTCTCGCTGACTGTCTGTTAGTTGTCCAGTCTTGTAATAGTCCTGTCAATTCATTTACAGGATCTAAAGACTCTAACGGTTCTACTTCTTGTAAACCTGTCATCATTGGTTTAAGAAAATGTTGTTTCCAATCTTTTGGTTTTGGTACAGGAACAACTAAATTAGCTTGATCTAAACACGCTAATGCAAAAAGCTGTGGACTATAAAGTTGTTCTGATTTTAATTGTATTCTTTTTTTATCTACGTCTAAAAACCATTCTGGTGGTTTAGATGAATATTTTGTAAGACTGCCTAATATAGGCATTTCCTCCTCACCAAACCCCACACCAAATCTTTTTGTTCTACATAAACCTGATTGACATACTGCGTTTATAGGTGAATCTTTACATCTATACTTGTCATAACCTTTTCTATTTACTGATTTAATTAATTGTTGAACCTCACTGTTACTAAGTGCAGGCTCCATATATTTTAAATTTGCTTCAACTATTTTATCTTCCCAAGTATCTGGTGAAGACTGTTTGTAATATACTGCAATATTAAATAAGGCATTATTCCTAGAGCCCTGTCCAAATCCAATTGATGCTAATTTATTTAGACAAGGTGGTCCTCCAGGAAATGCCTCTTCTATTTTTTTCTCTTCTGTCTTGATCGCTTCGACTTGTTCTTTAGTTTGAGCCCAAACATCATAGAGCTCAAAAAATTCCTCAAGTGAACAACCGGAGCCATTATCGTTGATAGCATAACGCAGTCCTTTCATTTCGTTGTAGTAGGGTAAGTTTAAAAAATTACCAGTGTCCCCACGATCCACTAATATTTCTGTTTGTTTTGGAAAAATTTCTGATCCTTCATACCCAAGTATGATAGACATAGATTTTAATTTTGATTGCATCAAAGATGCTGGGATGTTTTCTTTTGTAAATAAAAATACGTGTGCGCCGCCTGATTTACTACGGCAAACTATTAAGGGAAGTTTATTATTCCGAATACTTTTAATGAGACTAGTATGATTGAAGTTATATTCGTCAATATCAATGCAGCCCCACCTGCAATCATTGTTTTGTGTAATAGGGATGATACCAAGGGCTGGTCCTTCTCCTTTGAGATGCTTGATCCAGTGATCTTCTGTGACGGCACCACGTACAATAAAAGCTTTGCCTTGTTGCTTTCCGTTTTCGCCACGATCTCCTGGTTGGTATTGTCCATATGCTATATCAAGTCCTTGAAATATATTTTTGAATTTATCTTTTTTTATTATCATTTCTTTTTTCTTTGTAAAGGGGGATCTGCTAAACTAGAAGACCCCCCAATCATTATAACACTAGTACGGAGTTGAGTCCGCTACTTTCTCTTCCACATCTGCTTTTGTTTGAACTTTCCCTTCGGGTATATCCCTAGCAAAACTTTTTGCACTTAAGTACAAAGCCTTGTCTGGTTGACCCAAAATTCTGTCCTGTGTCACAACCCAGCCATACCAAGAACCTTTATCGTTCTTTTGTAGTATAGATGCTAGATTATAAATCACACCGTGCATAGGTGGGATAGCAAATCCACCCTTACCATCAGCAATTTGTATGGTTTTCATCATAGAATTCCATTTTTTACTGACCTGTAACTGCGTAGATTTCATAGTAATCAACGCTGGTGTGAATCCACCTGTCTTTGTTTCAAGCATTACATAGTAATAAGCGGTCTCTTCAAGATAGTTACCATTCGGTAATCTAATCTTTGATCCCTCTCGCTTACCAGTTTGAATTACCGGACTGCTCGGTGAATGAGTTGCAACAGGAGCAACGTTGCCTTCTCCTCTATCCGACCATTCTGGATAATCCTTTCTGTAGTAACAAGGAATAACCTTGATACCTTTTTTACCATCGTATAGTTCGCTGGTAACAGTATTATAGATCATACCTGGTTTGGCACCCTCTATATACTTTGCATCACCATCAGTTACTTGCGGTGATAGTTGTCCTAAGATTCTGATAAAAGGTAACGCCATATCATCTTGCGTCATATTTTCAAAACCTTTAGACACATCATCGCCAAATAAGGCGAGTGATGTTTGAGCTTTAGCTTTTATGTTTCCATTAGCCATTATTCATCCTCCATTATTATTTCCGAGTTATTTTAGTTTTGTCTTTA